ATAGGAGGTATATAAGAATGGGAAAGCTCTACAGGCTTGTCTATCACCTTATGGAGATGCTAAGGATGTACCTGATGCTATTGAGTGGGCTAGAGCTAACTGGTCTGAGGAGCAGAAGACAGCCTTTAATACAGCTGTAGAGAATGCAGAAGGTGATGCACAATATGCTATTGTAGGTGGTTTACTACAACAGTTTGCACAAGCTAATAAGGCTGGTAATGGACAACCTATTCATGGGAAAGGGAATCCTCCAGCACCTAAAGCTACAGGGTATGCTACTAAAGCAGAGTATATGAAAGATGCTAACACACCAGCATATGATAATGACCCAGGATACCGTTCACAGGTAGAAGCTAAACTAGCAGCTACAGATATGAATGCTTGGTATTCAGGTGTACCTAAAGGGGTTTAATCCCCTAACTGGTTCATATAGGCACATTAAGGTTTTCCTCTCCTTTACCTTGGTGTGTCAATATGAGCCTGTTGAAGCTATTTAAGGATAGTATTTTAATGGATAACTCTAAACATGTTTGGACAAAAGTGATATATTTAATATCTAACACACACTATACACAGATATAGTTAACATTCTATTAAGGGAATATTTTATGGCATTTACAGTAACAAATCCGATTAACACAGATGGTGCATCGGCAGTACCAGGAGCATCTAACCGTGCACTAGGTCTGAAACTTTATACAGGTGAAGTTATTAAAGCATTTGACCGTATGAATATTGCAAAGGGAACTGTCAAGAATCGTATGATTTCTGGTGGTAAGTCTGCACAATTCATTGTAACAGGTCAAGATGCTGACACAGGAACTACTACTCATACTCCAGGTGCAACAGTTGTGGCATCAGTTATGAAAGTTGATGAAAGAGTAATTACTATTCAAGACCGTATTTACTTTGCACACTTTGTTGATGACCTAGATTTGAAACTAGCTCAGTATGACATTCGTGGTGAACTAGCTAAACAAGCAGCTGAGGCACTAGCAACTAAGATTGATAAAGAAATCTTCCTTGGAGTATATGACCTCCTAGCTGATGCTGGTGTTGTTGGTCAGCCTACTGCTGGTCAGATTGTAAACACTGGTATTGCAAATGCAGATGCAGAGGTTTCAGGTGATGCTCTAGTAGCTTCTATCTATGCAGCTTCATCTCTATTGAATACTAAGAATGTACCTATGATGGGTCGTGTATTCATTACTACTCCTACATACTACAACAACATCATCCTATCTCAGAAAGCAGTTAATGGTGATTGGACTAATGGAAATGGTGGTGTAGATACTGGGCGTGTCTTCCAAATTGGTGGTATCCCTATCATGTGGACTAACCACTTACCAGCTACTACTACTCAAGCTGGTTTTGGTATTACTGCAACTAACATTGCTGGTATGATGTACACTCCTGAAGTATATGGTTGTGTTAAAGCTATGGATATCCAAGCAGAAGCAAACTATATCCCAGAGAAGTTAGGTGACCTACTTGTTGCATTCTATGCACTTGGACATGGACCACTTAACCCAACTCCACTTGTAACTATTCACTCAGCAGTTACTACTGACATATAGATTACATAGGTAGCCCTTAGGGGTTGCTTATTGTGAACTAAAATAAAGGAATAAAATGGCAAACTCTTATGCAGATAATGAGATAGGATTAATTAATATGTGTCTGTTAAGCATTGGAGATTCTGCTTTACCTACTACATTAAGCCCTTCATCATTGACAGAAGGAACAGATGCAGCTATTGCTAGAGATATTATAGCTAAGGTGTCTAGACAAGTACAGAAAAGAGGTTGGTGGTTTAATACAGACTACTCAGCTACACTCACTAGAGATATTAATGGTGAGATTATTATTGATAGAGATACTATTATTAGGTTAAACTTTGCAAGTGCAGCCTCTTCTAATAACTATACTCTAAGAAGTGGAGGAGTACCTCAAGAGACTAAGGTATATGATTTATTTAAACATACTACAGTATTAGAATCAGATATTAATTGTGATGTTATCTATAATGTAGGATATGAAGATTTACCTTCAGCATGTTATGATTATATAGGTGCTAGAGCATCAGCTAGATTTCAGAAACAAGTACTAGGAGCTGTGGACTTATCAGCTAATAATGTTGAAGAAGAAGCTCAAGCCCTCCATGACTTAGAGAGAGAACAAGCACAATATATTAATAGAAACTTTATGTCTCCAAGGGTTACATTTAGGTCAGTTAATCCTACTAGAGGATGGAAAGGAGCATAATATATGCCTGGTCAGTTAATAAATAGAACACTAGCCAACCTTTCCCAAGGTGTCTCAGAACAGTTTGATGAGGTTAGATATGAACAACAGAGTGAGGAGATAGAAAACTGTTTCCTTTCTTTATCTAGAGGTATGCTCAGAAGAAATGGGACTCAGAATAACTTTTTACTTAGTATAGATATGGCTGAATACTATATGTATACTTACAAGAGAGGTTCAGCAGACTACACTTACCTTATAATGGTAGGGCATAGAAAATGGTATGTATTTAATGTAGATACTCAGTCTATAGTAGGTGCTTACAATGATGAAGCTAATGAACTTAATACAGCACCTTTAGACTATTTAGATACAAAAGGAAAACATCCTAGAGAAGTCTTCTCATTAGTTACAGTAGGAGACTATACTTGGTTATCTAATAATCAGATAGTTACTAGTACTATAGGTACTCCTAGTATTGACTTACAGAATAGTCATAAGAAGGTAGTAATATACTGGATTAAGGATACTGGTAATGTTGTAGTAGCTACTTCCCCAGCAACAGGTGAGGTTGAAATAGAAGGTTATGAGTATACAGTAACAGTTGGAGATAACACTGCTACTCTAAAAGGTGGTAATAATAAAGCACTAATAGGAGTTGGAGGAGGAGCTGTATATGATTTACTTAATGGCTCAGAAATATCTACAGAACTCTCAAGACTACTAGCATATAGTGATACTGGTACCTACATTCCTGATTTTACTGATGAGTTTATATATCAATATCCTTTAGGTTCTCCAAGTTCTGATTTCTACTATTGGTCAGATGGTTATGAGTTTGGTACTGGAACTGGGATTTCTATAATAGCTTATGGTGGAAACAGTTATACTTTTGATAATCCAGGTTTTACTATAACTGCTAAAGAATTTGGTGGTTACTTATATGAGAAAGGTATTAAACAATCTGATGGTTGGTTCTCTAGTTCACTATATAGTATTAAGTCTAATCTAGAAACACCACTAGTATGGAGGTCTTCAGGTCCTTTTGTATATCATATAGACAAGCCCTCAGCAGATGTATTAGAATGGAGTGACTCTAGAGGGAACCTAGCATCCTTTGGATTAAAAGGTGAAGTAGTATCTAGTGATGAACTACCAGCCTCTCTACCTAAAGAAGTAGGAACAGTCTATGTTAAAGTAGGTACTAGTGACCCTAAAGATGGTGATGATTACTGGCTTAAATGGGAGGGAGGTCTTTGGAAAGAGACAGCTCAATTAGGATTAATAGATTCTCTAGACCCTACTACAATGCCACATGCTTTCTTAAAAGATGAGACTGAGCAGTTCACATTCAGTTACTTTGGTGATTATCAAATACAAGATAGTGAAGTAAGAAGAATTAAGAGTCCTCTATGGACTAAGAGAAAAGTAGGTGATGATGTAACAGCTCCTATGCCTTCCTTTATTGGTAAGAAGATTCAAGATATCTTTATACACAATAATAGATTTGGTGTAATAGCTGAAGATAGTGTAGTACTATCAGAGATATCAGAGTTTGGTAACTTCTTTCCTACAACTGTACAGGATGTTATAGACTCTGACCCTATTGATGTAGAGATAGCTACAAGCTCAGTAACAACTTTAAGAACAGCTATATCAGTTGAAGAAGAAGTAATGTTATTATCAGATACAGCTATGTTTTCTCTGTCTGGTTTAGGTAATGTACTTACTCCTAGTACTGCTACTATATTACAGAAAGCATCTTTTGATTATAATAAAGGATGTAAGCCTGTTACAGTAGGTAATTATATATATTTTATTAGTAACTTCTGTGGTTCAGGTAAATTGTATGAGATAGGTATTGCTACATCTAATAATAATAGAGAGACAATAGCTACAGATATAACTGAACATGTACCTAACTACTTACCTAGCAATATACATTCACTTGTTGGTACTACTTCCTTTAATACTTTATTCATGTTATCTAGTGATGATGATAAGTCCTTGTTTGTATGTAATGTTCTAGGGGGTCCTCATGATCGAAGACAATTAGCACATCATAAATGGACATTTAAACACTCTATTAGTAATATACAATTAGTTAGTAAGTTTTTGTATGTACAATTCTTTGAGAATGATGGACCTAATGGTCTTAGTGTATCTAAGATACCTTTAGAATTACCAGCAGACATAAGCCAGATAGCTTACTCAGACAGTTACCAAGATGGTTGTTATAGTTACCCTAGTAAGATTAAGTTCTCTAAGTGGTTCCTAAAAGACCAGAATAATAATGGTAATAGAAGAGATAAACTTAAGATAAGAACTATTAAGTATACAATTAATCCTGATAGTAGTTATGCTACTTATGTAGTTAATAAACAATATAGTACAGAAACAACTAATGGACCAACATGGGTAATACAAGATGGTAAATGGCATGATGGTGGTGTATGGGATGATACTGCTGTATGGAATGATGGAGCTGATTATCTTACTAAAGCTTATTATAATGATGAATTAGTAACTGTAGGTGGAGACAATGAGGAGATAGAGATAGAGTTCTATAATAATCCTAATGACCCTGATGCTGGTTTTGAATTATCAACAGTAAACTGGGAAGGTTATTTATTTAATAGAGGAAGGAGAGTTTAATGGCAACAGTTTACCCAGGTCATACACCTACATTATGTAAGGTTGAAGGAGCTAGTAATAGTTGTATAGAAGCTACAATTCCTCAATGTTCACAAGAAGTACAATCAACTCTCTACATTGGAGCATTAAGAGCAGACTATTTTGATGAGACTACTAATAGATTGTTTGTAGGAGTAAATGAAGGAGTTAATTATTTAGGGTTTAGTACACTTGATGTACAGTCTATGGAGCTTGACTCTCTAGAAAGGCCTCTTGGTAGTTTTGATGTATCTACTTCTTATGCTAGACATGCTCCATTCTATGTTAAGAGTGATATACTAATAACAAGTACAGTGTTTGCTAGATATGAGATTAGTCTTGGTGGACATTTAGCTACAGAAACTTGGAGAGTATCAACTCCTGGTATAGAAATATTATCAGTAGTTAATCATAATGGTAGAGCCTATGGTGTATATGAAGATACTGGAGGTTTGTCTATTAAAGTAGTAGACGCAGTAACAGGGTCTTTTATCCAAGATGATTTTATTACCTTAACTGATACAGCTACTACACAACAAGGATTTGCTACTAATAGTGATAACTCTAGATTACTTTTCTTCTATGGTACTAGAGTCTTTGATATGACATCTAATGGAGTATGGACAGAAGTACTCTTATCTGATATTATTAATATGGTATCTGTTAGAGTTGTAGGAGATACTGCCATAGTAAGAGATATAGATGATAATGTATTTAGAGTTAGTATGAATACTCTTCAGGTTACAGAAGACTTAGAACTCACTGACTTACTAAGTAGACATGTATTAACAGAACAGAATACTAACTATGATTCTAAAGGAATATTATTAGTATCAGT